GTTATAAACTTTAAGATTAAGCAGTACATCGTTCTGACAATACTCTAGCATCTCAGGATTGTAAGCATCCCAAGCACCTTCGCTTTGACCATAGTCTCCTTTCTTGAAACCAAGACGATAGCCCCAAGACTCTAAGCCATGCCCACCTTCACGGGTAGGCTTGAACAAACGTGATAGTACTAAAGTATCTACAAGTTTCTTAGAAGATAAATCAATGCCAGCTACTTTCTTTACAGCAGGAATGTCATAGCCAATAATGTTGTGGCCTATAAGTTTGTCTGCTTTCTGTAGAAGTTCGTAGCCTTGTTCTATGTCGGGACAGCCGAAGCTGTAAAGATCTTTTGTGTCTACATCTATTGCAACAATGCAAAATATCTGTGTTGGGTCAAGCCCATTTGCTTCTATGTCGAATAGTAAGTTCATAGTTCTTCCTCTGCTGTGAATTCACTAGGGTCGTAGTCGTCTACTTCTCTAAGTCTACCAGACTCGTTGTCGAATAGCAAGTGTGTAGCTACTCCAACGTCTCCAGTGTACCTAGACTTCAAGACTCTTACTCGTGTGGTAGATGCTTCAATCGCATCGTCTGCTTGCTGGTTGCGCTCTAAAGATATAACACAATCAGACAACTGTGCAATACTTTGAGAGCCACGCAAATGTGACAAGCCTGTCTCAATACCATTCTCATGACCACGATTACCATCAATGCGTCTAAGATGAGACACAAGAATCATTCCTGCACCTGTCTCTTCGACTAGAGATCTTAGTCTAGTCATGATCGAGTCAATGTTTCTACGCTCGTCACCATCAGTAGTAGCTGATACAAGCATATGCAAATGATCTACTACAATCCATTTACAGCCGCATCCTACAATCATAAAGCGCAACTTGCTGAAGATACTATCAATGTCGTTGACACCAAAGTGCGAATGCACCCAGACTCTATCAGAGTTACTGTTGCCAAACACATTGTTAAACATAGTATCTAGTTCTTCTTGACTATACTTCTCACGCACACTGTCGATGTGTAGCTTTGCGCTGGCTTCGATAGACAGTATACCATCTACTGTCCTACGCCAATCTTCTTCCAAAGCTACAACACCTACGTTATCTTCTGTGTTTTGTATGAGCCAATGCTCTAGCTCACGAGTAACGCTTGACTTACCTAAACCAGTTCCGCCACACAGCGTAACCAATTCGCCCGCCCTTAGCCCTTCAAGCTTACTGTTTAAGCCGTGCCACGGAAATGGAATAGATGATTTACGTTCTCGATTGTCGAACTTTTCTTTCTGTTCTGTGATGTTCATGACACCTGATGGTGTATACATTTTAGCAGACCACCATAGCTGAACAAACTCTTGTCTACGATTCTGTCGAAGCATATCGTTGGAGTCTTTTATCTCAGCGGGTAGTGAAAATATCTTAGCTTTAGCAGGACTAAGTACTCGTGCTACTTTCTTTGCAGCTTCACGACCGTGCTTGTCATTGTCAAAAGCTATGATAACATTCTCAAAGGACTCAAGGAATTCTAAGCTTTCCTTAACATCTCTGACAGCTCCTGCCGCACCAGATCTTATTGATACTACAGGCCATTTGCTACCTAGTAATTCATAAGCGGCCATCGCATCACACTCACCCTCCACAAGTGTGATGTATTTGCCGCCAGCCTTGAACAGTTGCTCTCCGAAAAGACCAACACCCTTGGGAGAAGAAGTCCATGCAAAAGTTTTGTCTTGCTTTCTAATCTTACAGGAAACTTCTTCGTTGTTGATGTAGTAAGGATAGGAGTGGTCAATGATCTTACCAAAACTTTCCTTGCTTGTTACGCCATACTTCTTGGCAGTTGTTAAACTAATACCTCTGTCTGATAATTCATTGAAGTTTCTATGAACGAAACCTTCTTTGCTTGCACCTTGATGAACTGTGAAGTCGATAGTATTATCCTCTTGAGTTTGTTGTACGTCCGATGTACTGTAATCTTTAAAAAATGTGTTGCAACTAAAACAATACGCAGACCCGTCATCGTTTATAGATACTGGATCACTGCCACCACAAGAGTGACAGGGCTGGTTGTGTTTAACAAAGGCCATAGGGCTATTCCTTTCATTAAGTTTCTTCTGTTTCTGCTTCTTGCTCAGGCAAAAGCTCTTTAAGTTTCGCTGATAAAGTAAGCGCACTTGCTTGGTAGATGTCTACTTCTCTGGAAAGCTGGTCAACTTTACGTTGAACCTCCATCAGAAGAGAGCAAACTAATTTGCCCTCATCCGAAAGAGTTTCCATTTCATAGACAACACCGTCAACTGTAACTGTGTTGTCGCTCATATTAAAATTCTCCTTCTAAGTCATCGTCATAAGAATCAAACTCAGCACCGTCTGGTGTGCCGACCTCTACTAAATCTATTACTTGCATAGCTTGTAAATCTAAACCTTTGAAAGTTTTACCTTTCCAATTAGACTCCCATTCTTTATACTGAACCTTGACAGTTGAACCATTGCCAATAGCACAGTCGATTGGGTTCTTGGACTTATCAACAAGCTTTGGTGCAGGGCGAACCATGCCATTTGGCCCATTGACTTTACGTTTAATTACAATGGCTTGACCTTCATCCATCTGCTTGATAGTAAATCCACGCTCTTGAAACTGTTGTGCAGTCTCGTCAGCTACAACTAGATTAACCGAATAGACAGGCTCAAACGTAGTGTTTGGTGTAGTTACGCTTGCCCAGTATGCAGTACCTTCTAATATTGCCATGTTACATTTCTCCGTTTTGTGTGATTAAAAATTGAAATACGATTATAACCTTTCTAACCCTCAGTGTCAAGGGTTTCGGCTACATTAATTGCAGCAGTTGGCTCAGCTTCTACAGCTACTTCAGGCTGAGAGCAGGCAACTAAAATACCAAGTGAAAGGATTGCTAGTAATAATAAATTCTTTGTACTCATATTGTATTCTCCTAAATTAAAAGTTATCTGTTTCCAAGTGTGTCGGGATTGAAATCATCTTCAGACTTTATAAAGATGCCATCAACCATTGTGCCTTTGCGGTGTTTAATATCATTGTACGCATGATCAACGCAGTCTTTAATAGAAATATTATTGCGCTCTGCTATGTTGACCAACACTACAATGATGTCGCCTATATCATCTATAGGTGTCCTGCCTTTACAAATACTATCTGATAGCTCGCCTACCTCCTGTATTAATTTTAATACTTGTTGCTTGTCATCTGAACCCATAATTAAATTACGAGCATAGTGCCACTCGACAATCGTACCAATCGAATATTCTAAACCTGTCTCTATCATCACACCTCCTAATTTATCCAACCTAAGTTTACCATACCTGATGCTATAATAAAACAACAAGTAATTAAATTACACACTATCCACAAGGTTCTGACTACTGCAACCACATCAGCTTCTCTATTATTTTCGCTGGCCTTTTGCCCAAGACTCATAGCCCACAGTCGCCAAGCTTTTTTAAGCATCAGTAATCTCCTTTTTAATTTGATCTTTAGCTTGCTGTCTGCTTTTAGCTTTCAATCTTTTGCGTAATCTTTTTGTCCAGCTACGGCTCAAGCAATTTACTTTTTCTTTAATCATCATAGCCTCGCTTCTTCTGCTCTTTCTTTTTATCTACATGAGCTGTAGTCTTTGCATGGTCTGGCGTTTTCTTTCTTACGCTAAAGATTTTATCATAGTTAGAATCAAACATCAACTTATTTGTTGGCCGCTGTCGGCTACCTTTACTCATATCTAGCTCCTAATTAAAGTGGGTGGAGATGCTGGCGTAGCTTCTATAAAGTTCCTCACCCGTCCCAACTTACGCAGTCTCCGCTACGGTTTACAGTTATCTCTGAGCCATTTATTTGTGGAGGTAAGTCCACTTCTATCATCGGGTGGCCAAGCCCCTGACTAGCCAGTTACTAGCTGGCGTGTTCATTTACCATTCGTATCTAATTCCTGTTTTTAAATAAGCTTCTTCTGCTTGGCGTTTCTGTTCGCTTACAAAAAATATATAAATATCTTTTACTCTAGTTTCAAGACCCATAACATACTCGTCTTGAGCAACGTGTTCTTTCCACTCAACACAATACTCCTCTGGATGCCACTCCTCTGTAGTCTCCTCGCTAAAAGCTTTGTTACTTACTACTACAGCTATAGCCCCTAATACCATATAAAATATATCTCTTTTTTTAAACATTCTTAGTTCCTCTTCTTGATTGTCTGCGTTTTAAAAGTTCGTCTTCGGTTAGATTATCATATTGTATAACAGGATATGGAGTCCATATAGTTACAGAATATTTCTCTCCTTTTATTAACTCTTCACATTTATGTGGGTGTGTTATTGTTGCAGGCCATAAAATTAAATCTCCTACGTTAGTTTCTTTATTGCTAAACTTTTGCTCTGGAAAATATAATTCAGCTCCTTCATAGTCATTGTTTAATTTAATACTACCGCTTACAAAACTATCATCACGATGAAGCGAAAGATTTGTTTGTAAACCTTTAGCATATTTAATTGCAAAGATTTGATAAGGGTCTGGTATTTCAGTGAAGAATAATTCCTGTAGTTCTGGATAAACATAGCCCTTTAAAGCAGTCATCATGTGAGCAAAAACTTCTGGGAGTTCTTCTTGGAAATAAATATCTTGGGTTTCATACAGCGGATCATTAGCTTCTGATCCCCAAGTATTTAAGTTTATACATTTGTGCATAATATAATTAGCAAAGTCTGGTGTCAGGAAAGGTGTGCTGTAAATGTAATCAGCTACCTCAACTAAATTAACTTCTTCAAAGAGTTTAACTGCCATCGTTTTTTATTTCCTCCAGCCTACTGTCTTACCTTCAGACTTAGCAAACCAAAAGTTAATGTCATCAGCAATCTGCTCTGGTGTAGCATCGCCATCTATAATCTTGATGTCTTCAGGCTTAACCTTTACAGACCAGTACTTTTCTTTT